ATTTTATCAGCAATGTTTTGCACAGACTTTGGAACTCTGTAAGATTGTGGCAAAATTATGTCTTTTTTAGAAATTTCTTGCTGAAATTTTTTTACATCTGCCCCTGCCCAACCATAAATTGCTTGATCGTCATCACCTGCTAGTATAACATATTTGGAATTTTTCTTAATTATATCTACCATTTTCCATTGTATCGGAGATAAGTCCTGAGCTTCATCTATAAAAGCTACGTCAAATTTTGGACACAATTTGGACACATTAAATTTTTCTATCATGTCTGTAAAATCTACTAGTTTATAAGAATCCTTGTAGTTTTGTAGCTCATCTGAAATAATTTGTAACAATTGTTTGTTCATGTCCTGTGAATACATATCCGTGTTATATTCTTCTTCTATCGGTATCTCCTTAATTCTAGCTGCATTTATTAAATTAAAGTATTCGCTACTAGAATCTACAAATCCTGTGGTTTCTTGACCATCAGAATATACCGTCATTTGTATTCCTAATCTTCTGCCTATATCTTCGTAGTGTTCGTCCTGTAATACTTCTGATTTTTTTAATCCAAGTCTTGTAAATGCAAGAGAGTGTAATGTTCTAAAATATTTAAGATCCTTTCTTTGAAAAGGTGTGTGATAGTCTAACATTCTATCAATGGCTTCGTTTGCTGCCTTAGTTGTAAACGCAAAATATCCTATCTTATCTATAGGTGTACCTAATTTCAAAAATGTTTTTACATATTTTAATAATTTAGTTGTTTTCCCTGTGCCCGGAGGCCCGAATAATTTTCTACTAATCACATTATCTCCGTCTTGTGCACCAATTTAGTATGGTATATTGGTACCTCTTCAAATGATTTTATATTTATCTGCACTACATTTTTTGTAGATGAATTATATTTCCCTGTTTCTTTTGATGGAAATCTTTTTTGATCTAAAAAATCTATCTCACAATCTTGGTATATGACTTGCATCATACGACCTGTTTTATCTTCGTTATGTTTCCAATTCTTAGATCTTAGCTTATCAAAAAATTTATCAAATTTAAAAAATGCTAAGTCATTCTCTATTAATACAGATCCAGTTTTAAATGCTGCATCGCTTGTAGCTCTTGGTCCATTTATTTTTGCATGTATAACATCATGTAGTTTTTCTTTTGGTGATGTACCAATTGGTGGGTGCACTATCTTTTGTGTTAGATATAAAGCATCCATTACTGCTTGTTCCTGGTCACCTTTAATAAGTGGTGGTAAGAATCCTGCAGCTTTTGATATTGAGTTACGTCTTTTACGTTGATCGTTTAAATGTTCAACAGATCTACAATGCACGGTCGCTGTGCTAATACCATCTGGTTTTGTTACATCAAATTCGTATTCTGGTTCTGGATCTAAATCTATTTTCTTCAGATTTGTAAGTACAGGATATGCACCTTTTGATCCTGCTAAGACTCCATATTTTTTCTTAACACAAATACCTTTCTTACAATACTCACTGATAGGACTTTGTGTACATGTATAACCTTTTGTGCTTTTGTTCCATGACTTTACTTTTTGACTTAAAAATTTTTGATCCCATGCATTTGCATGATCACCTGCAAAATATTTTACCGGTGCATTCATAACTTTTTGTTGCCAGTTATCTGCAAACTTCATCTTTGCAAACACATGATAGTTATACATAAATCTATCTTTACCATCAAAGGCAGGATCTTTTGTAAGTTTAGATAATATTGCTAAGCATGGCGGCC